CATTTAGAACACCGCTCGAACTCTGCATCAAATGGCTTCATAGCGATGAAGCCGATACATTGCCGGAATTGTCCACCTCAATGCTCCAGCGGGTTCCGTCGGGCGATTTGATAATCAGGCGCCCTGGGGAAATCTCCACATCGCGCCCGCGCTTGTGGTTCTCCATATCGGCTTTCTCAACCATGCTTCTGGCGGTCTGGTCATCACGCTGAATGTAAACAGCAGGAGATGGCGGTAACCTCATCGCCTGGCCCCTGGCACCGCCTCAAGGCGGAAATTACCAACACGCCAATCACCCAATTCAACGCCAGTAACTTTGTAGGAAACTTGACGCCCGCTGAACCTAACATCAGTGTACTGGGCAGAAATGGTATAAGGACCATAGGTGCTTTCTACCCCTTCTGGGGCAAAGCGGGTTTTGAATGTGACGTTTACCTGGCCTTGTATTTTCTCGTCAGGCAGCACCTGGCGAGCCACCATAATTCTATCGCCATTTCCGAACTCAACCGGCCCGCTCTCTGCGTATGGCGCTGCGCCATCATAAGAATATCCCACCTCATGGTCATAAACATAGCCAGAGGGATCAAACATGATTGGATATTGGAACACGCCAGCAGGGACGCCTGTGGTCCTAGCTAATGTCCCGAAATACCAAACATTTTCGCGGAAATTCCAAGACACATAGCGGTCACACTCAGAAGAACCGCCAGAAGGATAAAACCATGTAACCTCGAAGAACTCAGAATTTAATACCGCCGCGACCTTGGCGGCTTGCCCATAATTGAAATCTGAAAAAACATAATCAGACACATCGCACTGCAAAGGCTTTATGGCGCCATCAAATAGATAGAACACGCCATCAGACATCCAAACAGCGCCGTTATCAATACTGACAGACGCCTGGGCACTAATAACCCCACAACCAAAGCCGATACGCTCAAATCCATAGACGTATGGCGGGCCTTGGTACGTCGCTAGATGGGCATCCACGGTGGTCAGAAGCAGCGAACCATACCTAGTGCGCTCTCCACAGATCAACTTCCCAGATGTGGATAACTCGAAATCACCCGCTTGGTTTGTTGCTGACGGTGACCAATCAGTGTTGTCTTCCTGGTCACACCATTGGACCTTACGCGGATTACCACCCGCGCCTAAGGCAAAGACAAACCGCTCAGGCGTCACTAAGATAGAACTGTTGCCAGTTGGCGCATTAGTAACAATAGCCGCCCGATTGGCGGTATTCAGCGTCCATTCGTAAATCTTGCCGTCATCATTGCGGCAGGCAAGCAAATACTCGCCCCAGTTATCCAGCGCCCATGTTGATGCAGGGATAATACCCGTAGCTGAGAATTGTGGCCTTGGTGTCCCGTATGTACTCTGTCCATACAACCAAGTTCCAAAACCATTCTGGGCCTGACTATCTACATAACCAATGTTGATTTGATATTTGTAATCAGCACTTCCCTTATTTGCCTCTGTTGAGGCTGCATTACCAGAAGCGGTTACAGTATAAGAATCAACGTCTATTTTCGTGATGATGTAATTACCAGACAGAGTTATTCCACTTGAACCAATAGCCGTTCCATTGGTGAAATTCACGGTGTCGCCAGTATTAGACCCGTGCGCCGTATCTGCGACAACAACAACCGCTGAACCGCTTGTGGTACTAAAGGCATTAGTTAAAGTGCCAGTATCTCTATATGGGGTAATATCATATGGCTTTTTGCTCGCCTTTATGATGTAAAGATTTTTACTCCCTCCAGCCGCAAGCCATTGATTACCAGCATTATCGCGCCAAGAATGTGACCCGCGCATAACGCCATTAACTTGGATGTTTAGGTAGGTGCCGGTTTCATTTTCAAGCCGCTTTTCCCAACCACCAATCGGGCGCAATGTTTGTTCAAACCACCGGACAAGGTTTGAATCATACCACCGTCCAGCAGATTGGTACTGCGTTCCGTTCCTAAAAACACCCGGCGGAACCTTTAACGGAACATACATCCCAAATCACCTTCCGCGCTTTAGAATAGCTTGGACCGTCTTGGTTTCATAAATGCGAATGATAGTCCAAACGATAGTAAAGATGGCCGCAATAGCAGGCAAAACCTGGGCAATAGTCCCAATCACAGTACCGATAGACAACACATCCATAACCGTTTTCGCTGTCTCAGAATGTTGTTGCCCATCCATGGCGATAAATCCCTATCAGGAAGGCGGAACTGGCCAGACTATGTTTTCCGGGAAGCCAACTTGCTGCGGGATTACAACCCAATCGCAGAGAGAAATCTGTTTATTTCTTTTCTCTCTGGCTTCTTGCGAAAGCCTATCTAACCTACCTGCTTCCCAGGCGGATTCCTCAGCATCCCTCGCCGCGTTTTCTTCAACGGTGAATGGGACATTACCCTGTGCGGTTGCTTTGTATCTCATAACACCGTCCTTATGCACTGTTCTTGATGCCATAAAGGCGGAATGTACCGTTTATGTTTCCTGAAGACATCAAAAACCTAACGCCAGTTAATGCTTGAGTGCCTCCTTCATAAGCACCCGCTCCTGCTAAAGACACGACAAAACCATCTCGATCATATTGGGAGCCTGTGTAATAAATATGTTTAGTAATAGATGTTGAAGCTGGGTTAGTGATATAAACTAGCAAATTTCCAGTCCTTGATGTGATCCAACTCCATTGAGTTGCAGCACCAATTCTAATATATCCTGTTTCACCAACCGTGCCAGAGCCAGAAAAAACATTGGCACTAGCATTTGATGAAAGCCAAGACCCCCACCATTCATAACTCGCTGTTTGATATGATCCGTTTATTTTTAATCTACACTGCAAACTCGTTGAATTAGTTGATGGATAAAGTGAAGTAATAGTTATGGCATAAACATCATAAGTTGAATCGAAAGTGGTCTCAATATCTGCTGTAGCTGCCGCAGACGCAGTAACCGTAGACAAAGCAGTCCACGCGCCAGCATTTGGGACACCACCGCTAACCCATGTTGTCCCGTCAGATTTCAAAACATTATTGGCCGCGCCAGGCGCCACAACTTGCAGTGCAGAAGTACCATTCCCCAACAGCACATTATTGGCGGTTAGCGAGGTAGCGCCCGTCCCCCCACCAGCCACCCCAAGCGTCGCGTAAGAAGGCGCTGCACTGGCGCCACCAGAAACCAATGGCTGACCGCTAGTGCCATAAGTGGCACCACCAATCCCTAACTGGCCAGACGGACCAAAACGAAACCGCTCAGAACCAGCAGTGGAAACCGAAACAGCATCAGCTTCAGGATGGGCAATGCCGGTATTAGTATCACCAACAAAAGTAAGAACCGGGACGCTGGTTGAGATGCTATTATCAAGATTCAGTGGGGCATCCATATTTAAGGTGCCTGCCACCGCAAGCGTCTTACCAGCCCCCACATTCAAACCAACACTGGTGCCGGTACCATCAGCCTTAAAAAGCGCGTCCACCAAATCCAAGTCAGTGTTCAGCTTGGTTCCCCAGCTATCGGCGCTTGCGCCAACTTCTGGCTTGGTCAAACCAAGGTTCGTTGTGGTGGTATCAGCCATTATTGCACCCTTGTCCAATTCTCAGACACGGTAGAAACCTGTGTCCATATTGTAGAGGAATCCGGCACCCCGGTCCATGTTTCTGTGCCACCGCTAACATTTTCCCAAATGGTAGAAGTGTCCACTATACCCGTCCAAATCTCAGTGACATCCGGCAAGATTTCCCACTTTAAGGCACCTGTTGCCGTTATTGTCGCAGTAGCCGCTATAGCCGCCGCCCCATTGGCGGTTTTAACCGCATTGGCGGTAACGCCGCTCACCCCAGCAATCAGCGCCGCCCCGTTGTAATCCACCACCCCGGAGGCAATTAGGGCCGAAATGGCTTGTATCAGCGCCTGGCCTGTAGGAACCCGCACCGCACTAGCCGAAACCGTTGAAGAAGCCGCAATAGCGGCAGCGCCTTCAATAAGAATAAGACCAGAAGCCGTTACCGTACTGTTGGCGGATATAGCTGCCGCGCCATCCACCACTTTATCGGCAGAAGCGGAAACAGTACTAGAAGCCGAAATAGCAGCAGCGCCATCAAATAAGAACCCACCAACCGCCGTTGTAGTGCTGGTTGCCTGGATCGCTGCCGCCCCAAGTAGGATTTTCCCACCAAGGGCTGTCATCGTGCTGGCGGCTACGATATTAACCGCCGCGATAGCGGTAATGTTGCCTGTTGCGGTTACTGCACTACTGGCAGAAATAGCGGCGGAAGCGTTCTTGTCTAACTCTGCGCTAACCGTCGTTGCTGAAGTGGCGACAATAGTAGCGGCCCCGTTTATGGGGCTTATCCCATAAACGCCTAGACCATAATAACCGCTACCGTAGCCTTCCACTTATCAGTCCAGCGTAATATCGAGATCGCCAGCCGGAATGCGGAATACGTCACCAGAGCCAATAGTCTTGCTGGCAGACAAAGCCGCCGAAGCAAGCATATTTCCAGACGTAAGCGCATCCATCACCGCAACGTGCGTCACGGTTCCCCAAGACGAACCAGCAGCCGGAAACTCAATGGCGGAGCCATTGGTGCTGGCATTATTGGTGGTGGTCATGGTGAACAACTGACGGGCATAGGATGTGCCTGACACTTCTGTGCCAGAACCACCTTCGCCAGGATCAGTGGTGAAAAGCGCCAGATAGAGGCTAGAAGACGGAGAGGTGAAAGCCGTCCCTGTGAAAACATAGGCCATAACCTTGTTTTCAAGATAGTTTGTGAAGGACATTAGCCGAAACTCCTCGCTCGCATTCTAAGGGCAGAAGTAGCCATCCGGCTCCGCTCATCGGACACCTTCAGGTCATTTAGGGCAGACGTGTAAAGCGCCGCCCAAACCGAAATACGCTGATCATCCTGCAAATACGGCGCAGCCTGCAAAAGCGAAGCATACAGGTAAATGTCAGGAGCGTCAGCCAAAAGCCAATTGGTGGTATTGGATACCGTCAAAGCCGGAATCTTGGCGTAATAGGTTAACTCGCCAGTATAGGCAGACCCGCTATCCGGTGCTGGGATAACCTGAAACTGCTGACCAATCTGCGTGTAATAGATTGGCTTTCCACTAGAACCATTAGCCCCCTTCAGCATCGCCGCCTGATCCGGGGAAACAAACTCCATCACCGTAATGGGATTGGTGTTGATCTGGTAGCGGATGCTTTCCAACCAATCAGCCGGGACCGCGCTATACTCACTATCAAGCGTAGCCGTAGCCCGTTCCACCATCTTCCTGTGGCGGATGTTCCGGTTGAACTGAGCCTCCGCCAAGGTGATGAAATCAGGAATAACCGCCGTCAGGTCAGCCCGGTTAAGCCAATCGCCTATGGATGTTTGCAGGGTGGAATAACTGGTAACAGCCATATTCATTCACCCCTAGAAGCAGCCGCATGGGCGCAGGAAAACTCGAAAGCCCCGATATGGCGCACCTGATGGCTAATATCGTGGTCCAACATCACCTTAAACCCTGTTTCCCTGGCTGACCGGCAGAACCAGATGTCCTCGCCACTATATACACCATTTTGGTAGTGTATGTGAAACCAAGGCTTCTCCATCTTGCGGAAAACTTCAGCCTTAATCAGCATCAGCCCCATGCCAATAGCGGATACCTCTTCAAGCCCAGTACACCACTCTTCCGTATAAACCCGCTCACTAGTCAGATCATCACGGAAAGCCACCGGCTGGAGGGGGAGTTTACGCGTACTGTAATTGGCGGCGACGATATCCTCATCCCGCGCCAATAGCTGCCGGATGCTGTCCTTCGGGAACCGCATATCGGCATCAACAAACATGATATGGGTGGCGCCAGCATCCAAGGAAGCCTGGGCTAGTTCTTGACGTTGGTTTACAATCAGCGTCCCTTGGTTCTGGAACAGTAGCACTCTGTCCTTTGTCGCCGCCGTATGGGCCGCAACACATCGGGCGAGATCGAAGGCAAACCCGCTATCCACCACATCGCGGCAAGGGACACAGACAGAAACAATGGCGGGCATCAAACGCGCCCCGGCCTGGTACGGAAGAACCTATTCTCTGGATCATTCAGCCATTTCTTCATGGCTACCGGGTCATCTACGATGCCCTTCATCTTCAAATCATAAAAGACCGCCAAGGGGATGGATGCCACCTTGTTCCATTCGCCGTAGCGCCCGTGATCTTCATTAAACTGCGCCTTATTGGCTTCAATAATACCAGACACATCCTGGCGCTTTTCAATCAGCGCCGTATCTGTGCCTTCGTCATAATGCCAGTAAGAAGTAATCCCACTCACCGGATCAATATTGAAAACCTTGTCAGCCATAAGCCACCTTTAAGGTGGGGCTGGCAGTTACCCGCCAGCCCCGTTGCCATTACGAAGTCGTCAAGTCAGCAGCGATACCATGCGCGGCTTCCTGGCGAACCATGAGACCGTATTCGCAAAGCATCATGCGCTTTTCCGCATCGCCGGTCTTCGCCAGGTCCATCGTCTGGATCGGGCGGAGGATCGCCGTCGCCGCGTATTCCGGGTCAAGCACAAAAGCATCGCGCTCACGCTGGAAGCGGTTAGGCACCACAGACACCGCACCGAAGTCAGAC